TATGTTGTAACTCATGCATCAACTTTAGATGAGGTTCAAACAATGGATTCAGGTGTATTAGCAGGTCCAGTGACAGTTACAGGAACAATAACAGCAACAGGAACATTGGTAATTATTTAATGAGTAAGATTGAGGTAGATCAGATAACACAACAATCAGGTACAACTTTAACAGTTGGTGGCGGAGCTTGTAAAACTGCATCCGTAGATGCAACAACTGTGACTATCGGTAGATCTGGTGGAACAGTCACACTCACAAGTGGAGCTACTCAATCAGGTTTTGGTAGATCAGGGACTGTCGACTGGCAAACTTCAATAAAGACAGGAGATTTTACAGCAACATCAGGTGAAGGTTATTTTGTTAATACAACAAGTGGTGTTGTTACAATGACCCTCCCATCCTCACCAAGCGTTGGAGATATTGTAGCTGTTAAAGACTACGCTCAAACATTTGACACTAATAAATTAACAATCGGTAGAAATAGTCAACCAATTGAAGGAGGGGCTTTCGATTTAGAATTAACAACCGAAGGAGTAGCCATAACTTTAATTTATGGAGATGCAACAAAAGGTTGGCAGTCTGTTAACAGTAACGAAGTTACAAATGCAGTAGCTTTTGTTGCAGCAACTGGTGGGACCATAACAACATCAGGTAATTTTAAAATTCATACATTTACAGGACCAGGCACATTTTGTGTATCAAATGCAGGTAATTCAGGAGGATCAAACACAGTAGATTATTTAGTAATTGCAGGTGGTGGTGGTGGTGGAGTTACTTATGGTGGTGGTGGTGGAGCTGGAGGATATAGAGAATCTGGAGGAACAGCTTCTGGATGTTATGCTGTATCTCCATTAGGTTCCTCTCCAAGTTCAGTTGCAGCTTTACCAGTTACAGCCACAGGTTTTCCCATCACAGTAGGTGGTGGAGGAGGTTCAGCAGGCACTGGATCAAATTCAATATTTTCAACTATTACATCTGCAGGTGGAGGTAGAGGTGCTCCAGGATCATCCTGCGGAGCAAATGGTGGATCAGGAAGTGGTGGTGGAGGAATAAATAAACCTGGAGGATCAGGAAATACACCACCTGTTAGCCCTCCTCAAGGATCAAACGGTGGTTCTGGAAAAGATATAGCTTCTTGTACAGCAGCTGGAGGAGGTGGAGGTGGAGCTACTGCCGTAGGAACTCCTGTTTGTTCAGCGGATCAGGGTGGACCTGGTGGAGCAGGTGCAACATCTTCTATAAATGCAACTCCAACAACGAGAGCTGGTGGTGGTGGTGGAGGGCAAGCACCTGCTAGTCCAAGACAAGGTGGCACTGGAGGTTCTGGAGGCGGTGGTGCTGGATCAAAAGGAGCTGTTAATGGTACTGCAGGAACAACAAATACTGGAAGTGGTGGAGGTGGCACTGGAGCTGGAGGTTGTGGTGGATCAGGCGGTTCAGGCATAGTAATAATAAGGTATAAATTTCAATAATTATGACAAGTAAAATTAAAGTAGATAATATTTCAGACCAAAACGATAATAACATTATCAATGAAAGTGGTGATGTAATTACAGTTGGTGCAGCAGGTGATACAGTTGCAGTTGCAGGAAACATTGTAAAATCAAATGCACTTCAAGCAAGTGACGGTGGAAATATTGTAAGCCAAAGTGGTTCGACAATTACATTAGGTGCTTCAGGTGATACTATCGCTTTATCTGCAGGTGCTTCTCAATCAGGTTTTGGAAGAACAGGTACAGTAGACTGGGATACAACTCCAAAGACAGCTACATTTACTGCTGTGTCTGGAGATGGATTTTTTTGTAATACAACAGGTGGTGTTTTTACTTGTAATTTACCAGCAGGTTCTTCTGGAGCAATAGTTTCACTTGCAGATTATGCAGGTACTTGGCAAACAAATAATTTAACAGTTTCACCAAATGGATCAGATAAAATTGGTGGAACAAATGCTAATGTAGTTTTAAATACAGAAGGTCAATCAGTAACATTTATATTCGTTGATTCAACACAAGGTTGGATTAATGTTCAAGATTCAACTTCTAATGAGAGAGCTCAAAGTTTTGTTGCTGCAACTGGTGGTACAGTTTTAACTAATGGTAATTTTAAAACACATATTTTTACAGGACCAGGAACATTTTGTGTTTCATCAGCAGGAGATGCTGGTGGTTCTAATTCAGTAGATTATTTAGTTATAGCTGGTGGTGGATCAGCAGGACCATCAATATCTGGTGGCGGTGGAGCAGGTGGGTTTAGAATATCTAATAGTGTAGGATGTATTCCTGCACCAACGATGTCTCCATTAGTTGCTCCTGCTAATTTACCTGTTTCAGTACAGGGTTATCCTATTACAGTTGGAGCAGGTGGTTCGGCAAGTGCCGGTGGTGTTTCTACTTTTTCATCTATTACTTCAGCAGGTGGTGGAAATCCAGGTGGTTATGGACCAGTAGGAGTATCAGGAGGTTCAGGAGGAGGTGGAAATGCATCGTGTACACCTAATCCTCCAAGAGCAGGAGGTTCAGGTAACACACCTCCAGTTAGTCCGCCACAAGGTAATAATGGAGGCGTTTCAAGTAATACTAATACTGGTGGCGGTGGTGGCGGTGCAGGTGCGGTAGGGGGACCAGGTGGTGGTAGTGCTGCTCAAGGAGCAACCGGAAGTTATTTAGCTGATTCTTTCGTCGGACCAACAGCTCCTAGTTATGGTACGCCTGGACCAGTAAGTTCAACAAGATATTTTGCAGGTGGGGGTGGAGGTGGAATAAGAACACCAGGTGCTTCTCCAAGTGCTCCTACTGCTGGAACTGGTGGAGGAGGTTATGCTAGAGCAAACACCACTGGAACAAATGGAACAACTAATACAGGTAGTGGTGGAGGTGGAGGAGACTATGATGGAACTAGCCATTCTGGTGGTTCTGGAGGTTCAGGTATAGTAATGATAAGGTACAAATTTCAATAGGTAAATTATGAGTGAAGTAAAAGTAAATAAAATTAGTCCAAGAACAAATTGTGGGACAGTAACTGTTGGAGATTCTGGAGATTCAGTATCGGTAACAGCAGGTGTTCCAGTAACAGTAAATAATAATTTAACAGTATCTGGAGATTTAAAATCTGCAGCTTTAAAAGCAGCAGATGGTGGTGTAATTATAAGTCAATCTGGAACTACGGTTACAATTGGTGCTTCTGGTGATACAGTATCACTTGCAAGTGGTGCTTCTCAAACAGGGTTTGGAAGAGCAGGATCTGTAAATTGGCAAACTTCAATTAAGACAGCAACCTTTACTGCTACTTCAGGAGAAGGTTATTTTTGTAATACTTCTGGTGGAGCTTTCCAAGTTAATTTACCAAGTTCACCTTCTGCAGGAGACATTGTTTCTGTAGCAGACTATTCTAGTTCTTTTGGAACTAATAATTTAACTATTGGTAGAAATAGTTCTAATATTCAAGGAAGTGCTGCAGATGTAGTTTTAACTAATGATGGTATATCAATGACTGTTGTTTATGCAGATGCAACAAAAGGATGGATTGTTGTAGCTGACGGTGATTTAGCAAACAAAGACGCAAGTCCAGAATTTGTTTCTGGATCAGGAGGTAGTGAATCTACTTCTGGAGATTATAAAATTCATTCATTTACCGGTCCTGGAACTTTTACTATTACTAATGCTGGTAACACAGGTGGAAGTAATAAAATAGATTATATGGTAGTTGCTGGCGGCGGTGGCGGTGGCGGTGAAGACGGCGGCGGTGGCGGCGGTGGCGGCGGAGGTTATAGAGAATCACAACGACCTGAAGCTGCACCTTTATATACAGCTTCACCTTTACATACCAACACATCTTTAGAAGGTCTTGCTGCTACAGCTTATCCTATAGTTGTAGGTGGTGGAGGAGCTGGTGCTCCAGGATCTGGTGCTGCTGTTGGACCTAGAGGTGTTAATGGATCGAATTCAAGTTTTAGTTCAATTACTTCAGCTGGTGGCGGCGGAGGAGGTGGTGGCTCAGGTCACCCTAGTGGAAATATTAGAGCAGGAGCTGCAGGTGGTTCTGGTGGTGGTGGATCAAGATCAGGTGGAGCAGGTGGAGCAGGAAATACACCTCCTGTATCTCCTGCACAAGGAAATAACGGTGGTGCTTCAGGTGGTGCTGGAAACTGTGGTGGTGGCGGAGGTGGTGCAGGAGCAGTAGGAGCAAGTGCAGGTACTCCTTCTAATGGTGGTGGAAATGGAGGAGCTGGAACAGAAACAAATATTACAGCAAGTGCATTACAATTTTCTGGAGGTGGAGGAGGAAACTCTGAATCTGCAGGACCAAGAGGAACTGGTGGACCAGGTGGTGGTGGAGCTGGAGCTGGAAATCCAGGAGCCCCTCCTTTAACTGCAGGACCAGGTGGAACAAACCAAGGTGGTGGTGGAGGTGGAATAGACACTAATGGATCATCAGGAAATGCTGGAAATGGCGGATCTGGTAGAGTAATAATAAGGTACAAATTCCAGTAGTTGAATGAATAAAATTTATAATATATAATAGGAGATAATTATGGCACATTTTGCAAAACTCGGAGCTAACGGAAAAGTTATTCAAGTATTAACTTTAGATAATAAAGATATGTTGAATGCTGATGGCGTTGAAGATGAAACAGTAGGACAACAATATTTAGAGACACATAATAATTGGCCTGCACAAATGTGGATTCAAACATCTTACAATACATCTGGTGGAAAATATCGAAACCAAGATGGTACTGAAGGAGATGTTTCAAAAGCATTTAGAGGAAACTACGCAGGTATAGGTTATACTTGGGACGAAGATGATCAAATCTTTTGGCCTCAAAAACCTCACGCATCTTGGGTAAAAAATAATTCAGAAGCTAGATGGCAATCACCAATCGGTGATGCTCCAGCATTAACAGAAGAACAAGAATCACAAAATACAGCCGATACTCATTCTTGGTCTTACGTTTGGAATGAAGCAAATACAACTTGGGACTTGACAGACAACAAAGCATAAATTAAAAACGGTGGTGGTATGCAGAGACAAGTCTTAACAGAGCAATCATTATATTATGGTGATGTCGATATGCCGAAAGGTTTTGAGATAGACCAAGAAAAACTTACCAACGATATTTTACAATCAACTTTTAACTCTAAAGAATTTCCATTCTCAAGAACTTGGGATATGTTAAATACATATATGAGAGATCACGTTGGTCTTGAGTATGGTGTAAATTTAGTTAACAAAGAAACGTGGGGAAATATCTATAAACCTGCAGAAACAACTATTCCTTTATTAAATATTGATCCAGTGGATTTACGTAACTCTCCAGACTTTACATTATTATATGGTGTAAAAGTCAAAGACTGTATGGTTAGAATACACTTTGAAGATAACAGACGTAAAGGTAGAAGTTGGGATGTAGAACTTAAAAATAATATGTTCATTATGTTTCCATCAACTAATATGTATTACTTAACTAACAATCAAAAAGATTCATTAAACTTTGTACAAACAATAACTTATGAATATATCTAATTACTATTGGCATTTTCCTGCAGCACTCACACCAAAGTTTTGTGATGATGTAATAGCTTATGCAAATTCACAAGAAGAAGTTATGGCTAGAACAGGTGGCTATGGAGATAAAAAATTAGATAAAAACCAAGTTAAAAATATGCAAAGAAAAAGAAAGTCAGATTTAGTATGGCTTAATGATACTTGGATATACAAAGAATTACACCCATACGTTCACGAAGCAAATAGAAATGCAGGTTGGAACTTTGAATGGGATAGATCTGAATCGTGTCAGTTTACAAAATATAAACACAACCAATACTATGATTGGCATTGTGATAGTTGGGATAAACCTTATGAAAAAGAAGGACCCGACAATGGTAAGATTCGAAAACTATCTATGACTTGTCAATTAACAGACGGTTCAGAATACACAGGTGGTGAATTAGAATTTGATTTTAGAAACTACGATCCACATATGAGAGATGAAGCTAAACATTTAAGAAGAGCAAAAGAGATTTTACCTAAAGGATCTATTATTGTGTTTCCTTCTTTTGTATGGCATAGAGTTAAACCCGTAACCGCTGGCACAAGATATAGTCTTGTTGTTTGGCATTTAGGAAAACCATTTAAATAATATGTTTATAAATAATTACTTTAACACGACCATTTGGTCAGAACAAAAACCAGAGTTTGTAAAATCTTTAACAAAA